GACGCCGCAACCTGTCCACATAGGGTAGTACCAGCAGTACTGGCTACACTTACCACAAACTCCAATTGGTTATAGCCAGCGGCAGCATAAGGTTGAATATTAAACTCGGCCAGGTTTGTTCCGGCTGGATTAACCGTTGCAAGCAAGACACGGTTTTGCACAGCGCTCTGCACGAAGGCAGTGGTCGCCAGCTTGGTGGTGCTGTCGCTGGCGGGCGTGACGGTCGGTGCAGTCGGCGTGCCCGTGAGAGCCGGAGACGCAAGTGGCGCATAGCCCTGTGCCTTAACAAATGCGGTAGTCGCGAGCGTTGTCGAGCTGTCGGCGGTCGCAGGCGTCGGCGCTTGTGGATTGCCGGTGAAGACCGGCGAAGCCAACGGTGCAAATCCAAGCGATGCGGCGTTGATGCCCGTGATGTGTGTCGCATCGATCCATTGCGCGAGCTGGCCGTTGACCGGCGCGCCGCTGTTGCTGACATTGCCGCCGCCAGTCGGTGCTTGCCAAGCCGAAGCGTAATCGGTGGCACTGGTCTTGGTGAGAACCTGGCCAGTCGTGCCACCAGTCGGAACACCGGGACCTGTCGCGCCTGTTGCGCCTGGATTGCCTTGCGGTCCCTGCGCGCCGGTCGCACCTGTTGCGCCCGTTGCACCGGCCGGTCCGGTCGGTCCGGTCGGGCCCGGCACCGTGCTCGCTGGTCCGGTTGGACCCGCTGGGCCGGTCGCGCCTGTGGCACCGGGCGGACCCGGGACAGTGCTGGCGGGACCTGTGGGACCTGTGGGACCTATGGCGCCGGGCGGTCCTGTCGCTCCAGGCGGGCCCGGCACCGTACTCGCAGGTCCTGGCGGACCAGTTGTACCCGGTGGACCTTGCGGCCCGTTCGACCCAGGCGGCCCAGGCGGTCCCGGAGCACCTTGCGGGCCTAATCCCGTCGCCAGCGAAACCTGCGCCGGGCCCGGCGTGATCTGCAAATCCGCCGTGACCAGCATCGCGGTCACGTCAAGCTTGACGATCTCGACGGTCTCTGAGCCGTTCATGGCGTGCTATCCGTCACATCGGGCGTCACCGTGACGGGGCCCGCAAGCGGTGTCGCCACGTCACCCGAGAGATAAGTGAGCTGCAAATCCCAGACGCCTTGTGCTGGCAGATTATGGCTGTCTGCGGTGAGCAGCGCCAAATTGATAATATTGGGAAGCGTGATGACGCACTGAAACGGGATGATGATGCTGCCGGCTGGACGATCGCGTATCTCTGATTTGGCAACGACGCCAGTAAGATCGAGCGGCACACCCAGCTGATCCGTCAGTGTGATCTGCAGGCGAAAGCTGTCTCCGCGATAAAGCGCCAATGGCAAACTTGCTGGCTGCATCTTCCCTATCCGTCATCAGAATATCTTGCTCTCGCTGACGTGAAACGGTGCCTCAACCTTTTGCGTGAACGGAAAAACAGTGCGACGTTTGCCGGTCACCGAATCATAGTGAAAGTCCAGCAGCAGCGTCTTGGTGCGCCCATACAGATCATCGATCAGCGTCTCCGCTTGCTTGCGCTCCGATACCACCATGCGGATAGCGTTGACCAAAATATTGATGGCGATGTTGTACACCAGATCGTTAGGCAGCCCCTGGCAACGCTGGAGCGTTTCCACGAACACTTCTTGCGCCTTGCCTTCCATCTGCAGCGGGTCTTTCACAGCTGGGCCAACCTTTTGCGCCGACGCAGCTTAATACACTCGCGGCAACGCCGCTTGACGTACCTGCCTTCATGGACAAGAAACATATTATTCCCGCTTAGCTCGTGACCGTTTTTACAATGCGTCCACCGCCGCTTGTTCAATGGCTTCTTTTTCCAAGCCTTCAAGCACTCTCTGATTTTGTCACTACGGCGCGCTCCCATCAGAGGCAAGAGTGTCATCATCAGACCAGCCGTTTGTTCTTGTCGTCTTGAGGCCCACTGATAAGCAATCTTTCCAGACGGAAGCCGCTTTTGCGACAAGGTGCCAAAACCAAGAATAACTTGCAATCGACCGATGACGTCACCATCGGTCATGAGAACCTGAACAAGAATCTCACCGTTACGACGTTGCCAGAAACAACCTTCGCCCTCAATAAGGCCAGCAACCCAGTGCAATTGTGCGATCGAAATCATAACTGATTCCTGTCAGCCTCCTAAAGTTGGAAGATACCTTGCACGTTCCAGCTAATTATTAGATTCCCCCCGTTGGGTGCGATCGGAAACCCGATGACACCCGTATCCTCGTACAGCACCAGCCGCCAGGTCGTATTGGCCCCAGTGTTCTTGCGATAGATGACGAGCGCGCCGATCGAAGGCGCGGTGACGTTGACGTAGACCACATCTTGACCGGAGAAGATCGCTTGTGAACTGACCACTGGGCTGGTGATCTGCTGATCGGTGCCCTGGATGCCGGTCAGATCGGTGTAAAACTGATGTGCTGGCGAGAAGGTGTAGGCGGCAGCTGCGATCAGCGCGACATAAGGACTGTTATTGACGTCGACCTGATCGAGGCCCTCGTTGGTCTGGCCCTCCTGCATCAGCGCCCGTTTCCATAACGGGTAGAAGCTATTAGAAATGGGAACCTCCCAGTGTTTGGATATGTGCCCATGATTCGCTGCGGCGGATGGCGCCAACATTGCTACGGCAAATACCAAACCTGACAGCCAACTTACCACCAGACTCGGTTGACCTGCGGATATATCGCACATCATCTTCCGTTAGCTTCCCCAAACGCTCGCCCCGAGCACGTCTCCCCTTCTTCATGCTGTCCCAATTATTATCCGCTTGAGTTCCAAGAAATAAATGCTCGGGATTTACACAACTCGGATTGTCGCAAGTGTGCAAAACGTGAAGCCCGTTTTTGATTTGGCCGAAATGAAGTTCATAAGAAAAACGATGGGCGTATCCATCTATTCCGCCCTTCTTAAACTTACCGTAACCGGTTACAAAACATGCTCCGTCCCAAAGCCAACAACCTGAGTTTGGCTCTGGGATTACCTTCTCAAAAAATCGCTCGTCTATCGTCTTAGCCATGCTCTGCCTACACCCCCGCTACTGTCCAGTGCGTGCCATTGAAGAACGCCAGCACCTTGAAAGTCCCGCCCCCGGAGATGGGCGCGCCCATCACGTTGGTGGAGCTATCTATGATGCACGCGAGCATCCCGAGGACGGGAGCAGAGAGCTGCGCCCAGGTCGTCGGCTGCAGCAAAAGCGTCGGCACACCGCCGATGACGTCGTACAACTCGGTGAAGTTCTTATTGGCTTTGTCAAACGCCGTGCGCAATGGATCGCCGGTGCCGTCACGGGGTCGTTGCCCGATGTTGATCAGCTGTTGCATCAGCCGTTGTCCGCTGTGATGTTGCTGTCGGTGACGAAAGTATCATCGGCGGTGTACTTGATCATATCGGCGGTCACCAGCGAGTAGAAGGTCGGCTCCGCTCGCGGCTGCAGGATCGGCACTGGATCGGCAGGCAGCACGACCGGCCGCAACGTCGGGTTGGGCGAATCAAAACAACGCGGACAGCGCAAGAACCCGGTCTTGCGCACTTCGCGGCCGTAGAACTCGGTCTGCCAGCGCAGTTCATTGCGTTGGTAAAGAAAACCGCACTCATCGCAGATTCCGAACGCGCTCGGTCGCTGCGGGTCGACTCTGGCATGACCTTTGGGTGCGAACGAACCCACTATGCACTCCTAATAGACGGCGTCCGTGTACGCGCTTAACGCAGGCACGATCTTTAACGGCGCGTTCTCGACGTCGCGCCTCTTAGCTTTGTCGAAGCAAATCTGCGCATACGCTCGCAACTCCGCTGTCCGTTGCGGCGCGTAGGTCATGCTGACCTTGTCCGCCAGGCCGGCGACGTAAGCTTCGATAAAGCGATACGGCACCTCGGGCGATATTCCGCCCGGAATCGCAGCATCCTGGATTTGCCGTGCACGATAATAGTTCAGCACATAAGGCTCAGCACCATCCGGTGGCTGCCACAGCGTGATCGTCGGGAAGATTTGATGGTTGAACCAGTACACAGTCGGACGGCCAGGCTGCATCTTATTCGGATAACTCGCGTAGGTATCACGATCGATCGAAGTGAGTATCCTGTCCTTCTTTGTGGTGTCGGTCTCGGTCGTGATGTAGGTCGCCATGATCATGACGGTACCGGGATCGACGTCGTAGGTCGCCACGAACGGCGTCAGCGGCTGGCTGATCAGCTCGACGGTCCACAAATTGACCTGATCGTTGCTCCAATCGACTTGCAACAGATTAGCCGCCATAGCGGCATCGACGAGGTGCTCAACGCTGATGGCATCGCGGCGTATCTGGCAGCGGCCATAGGCCGCGATGATCACGTCCGAGAGCGCAGGCGCAAAGGCGTATGTGCTGGTCGTATCCGGCATTTACGGTACGGTGCCCACTTGAAAGACAGGGATAGGCGCAGCCGGCGAAACAGGATGATCAGGATGGCTGCTCACCACGACGACCGGGATCGGCGTATCCGGCTCCAACGGATAGGCGGAAGTGACGAACGCGACGGACTGTGCATTGATCGGTGCTATCGGCACCGAGCCATCGTTGATAACAACGACAGCGATCGCATTGACCGGCGCGAGCTGTCCGGCAGAGGTCTGAACGGGCATCGCGTTAAACGGGGCAAATCCTCCTGGTGGTGCTGGCATCACGTCCTTCCTTGGTTGTTGGAGAGGCCGGGCCTCACCGTGTCCATGAGGAGGGAACAGCAGCCCAGCCTCTCCCTTTGTCCCATGCCGCGTGAACATGGGAACACGTCAATCGTTATCGCCACCCTCTCCGATACCCGGGTATTTCGCATGCACCTTGCGCTTGATGGTGGCCAACTCTCCTGGTGAGGCATGCTGAGCGCCGCGCGCAAGCGCATTGCGGGCTCGAGCGGGGGTATCGATGGGATAGGAGCCGGGGCCCTTGCCGCCAGCACCGGTGCCCTTGCCAGGCAGCGCAAAGTCGCCCGAGGGCAGCGCCTTGCGCTCCGCCGTCGTGATGTGGCCACCGGACTTCAGTCCTTCTATGTTTTCTAAGCTTGGTGGTTCTTTCGGGCGCCGTGTTCCGGGCGGCACTCTCTGCGAGCCGATGCTTCCGCCCTGCTGACGCTTGCGCACATGACCACCGCGGCGAAAGTCCTCGTCTTGCTCGAACGTCTTGCCCTTCTTCTTGAACGGCTCCTCATCCGCGTCGGCGCCGCGCTTGTGACCCTGCACGAAACCGCCGCGCCGGAAGTGGGGGGCGCGGTCAGCCCTCGCGCGCGAGGCCTTGCCGGAGACCTTCGCGTGGAAATCGTTCTTCTTAACCTTCTTAGGGTTGGGCGGCCAACGCGGTGGTTCGCCAGTCTTAATCTCTTCAGCCGGCACGCCAACGACATCGTCCTTCAAATCGCGCGGGGCATTGCCGAGCGGACCAAAATCGCCACCACGACGCGGAGAACGTGCCATCAGGAATCTCCGCTGTTCGCGAAGTCACCGTGGAACTCAGGCAACACAGTCAGATAGGCTTCGTAGGCTTCCTTGGCGGTTAGGAAACGCTTGCTTGATGCATACCGCTTACCGTTCACCATGATCTGCCACCTGAAAAACTTGCCGTCGCGGTATCTATCATCCTTGATACGAAACACGCCCTTGTAGCCGGTCGTGTTATCGCGGTGCTTGCGGATATTCCGCATCTGCTCCGCTTGCGTCGCTTCTCTCAGGTTCTCCCATCTGTCATCGAGCGCATCATTGTTCTTGTGATCGATGCTCGTCTTGGGCCACTCACCTTTCATCCAGGCCCAGATCAGGTGCGACGCCTTGTAAATCTTCCGCTGGTAGCCAACATCCCGGCACTTGTAGCCCTTCTCGTCCGTATGAATCGTCCCAGCGCGATCACCAATCTTTACTCCCCACTTCGGAGCAACCCGCCAGATCAGTTCTCCCGTGCTCTTCTTGTAGGAGAACAGCTCCCTGACCTTCTCTACCGGCATCCTCTCCTTTGGCATCTCGGCTCCTCCACGTTGAAAGAGCCGAGTATCTCTCCATTATGTGTAACCGTCAAGCCATTTACAGTTACGAAGTCGGGAAACTGCCGTAGACGCCACGCCAGTCGAAGTAGGAAAACGTGTATCTTTCCCGACCTTTAACTTTAAGGTTATCGGTATCGAAATCTACGTACATATCCATTTCAAATGGCACGCGGTCGTAATAGATCAGCCCGCGCTTATCCGTTTTCACGAACCAGGCAAAGTTCGACGTCAGAAACTCGTTGACGATGTAGTCGCGCAAACCGCCGCCAACATGCTGGATGGCGTTGACGTCGTTGTCGTTGGTTCCAGGACGCAGCTGCGTTCTGAGTAAGCGCACGGCCACTGGCTCGAGCGCAGCCGGCACCAGCAGTAGCTCGGCACGCGCCGCGATCTTGATGTTGCGCTCATCGACCCAGGTGTTTCTGATCGTGGTCATCGCCGTGAGCAGTGTGCTTTCGTTCAGATCAACCGCGGTCGCCGGCATATTTGCAACCACGCTGCTTTCGATCGGATGGTTGACCGAGAACAGCGCCTGCTGATCGCCGCCAACAGTCTGATCGAAAATCTGACCGGTGTTGAAAATGTTGGCGGCATAAATCTCTTTGGTGGTCGCGAACACGTCCTGCAGACCGAGATTGCTCGGATTGAACTCCGCGCGGTACTGATTGTCCTCCACGGCCTTGCGGGTGATGATGTAGCCGAGTGACAGCTCCTTCATCTCCGCCGAGTACAGCCAACGCTCACCAGCTCGGTCATCGAAATAGGTCGACGCCCCTTCGAGCTTTTCTTTTGCCAGCGGCAAGTACGCCATCTGCGTCCGACGCTCCAGCGCCATCTTCGAGGTACGCTTCTCGAACAGCCGCGACCACTTCGTTTCGATCTTCCGGTAACGACCCTCGACCGCGGCCAAGCCCGGAAACAACTCGTTCTTGATCGATGCAAGATCAATCGCCATGACTCATCTCTCCCTTGGCTCTTTGCCGCTAGATACCGGCCGTCCCACCCTTGAAGAACTGGCTGTTCCAAGCCACTTCGACGATGTTGTACGCACTGGCGCTGTCGTAACCATCGCCGACGAACTGCGCGTTGTTGCCGAGCGCGACGATGCGGAACGGCAGCGTCGCGGTGGCCGCGATCGATGCCGGGTCGATCGCCCAGGCCGAAAAGCCTGTGGTAGAAGCAGCGACAAGGAAGTCGCAGTTCATCCCTGTGTTGGCAAAGGTGATGGGACCTCCAGCACCGCCGCATCTTGCCTCGTACACGATCAGCGGATCGTCGATGATGAAGGCATCAACGTTGCCGACGGCTCCGCCTCCTGGCCAGTAGTTGGTCCAGATCGGATAGCCGAGGGCAGCCGAGAGGTAATGGCAGCCGCTAAAGACGCCGCGGTTCATGCCAGTAGCAAGACCGGCGACCGAGCGGGTGACAAAGCCGGTGGCCAGTTGCTGCACCACGTCGCCACGATTGAGCGCGTTGGCGTCGGCGGCGGCGATCTTGACTTGAGTAAAGGCACCCGAGGCGGCTGCGCCGTCAAGGCGACGGATGGGCCGAAAACCAAAAGGCGAGTTCGTGTTCGCCATAGACAGCCTCCCCTTTCAGGGTTGCCGGCTTTGGCGAGCGTCGCCTCGTCCGTGCGGTGAGTTAGAACTTTCTAATCGTTCACCCGCGTCCGTGCGTCGGACACGTCCCCGACCTCACTCGGGGATTGGGATTTCGATCGGCTCGCGTGAACTGCGATCTGCGTACACTGCTCGCGGAGCCGAGCCTGTCGGGGTCTCCGCGATCTTGGCGCGGTTCACCCGCATGGCGCGAGTCGCAGCCTCATATTCTTCGCTCCGGGCCTGCACTGTCAAGCGCATCGGTCTTTCCATCAAAATCATATCTTTGATGATGACCGCGCCTTCTGTCCCGGTCGGAGCGAAACGCTCCGGGAAAGTGGCGTGCGTCACCGGCCGCCAACCCTGATCATGGTAACCGCGCATCTCGGCGTAATCGGGCTTGCCATAAGTCTCGAACCGCTTCCAGTTGAAATCGATTTCGTTATCGATATTGCCACGCCTGAGATCACCGTTAGTCGGGCAGTAGATCGCGCGGATATCGTCAATATTAAACGGATCAACATTGGCATTGCCGGTGCGCAAGCGTTGCCGGCCATCGTCGCTCAGTCGCAAGGCGCTACGCGTCTCCGGCCGCACTGCCTCGCGTGGCCCTTCACGCGGGCTCTCACCAAGACCATTGCCAACAAAATCAACCGACATGTGAGCCTCCTTTAGGTGATAGGTGTGATCCGCCCCTCCTTGAGCAACCTGACATAGTTCGCCGCCCACTCTTTGGGAGTGACGCCCGCGTCCTCAGCCAGCCGCCGCATTTTCGGCGTCATCACGAAGGTGCCAGGCTGCGCCCCGCCACCGCTACCCGGGCCGCCAGAGCGGGCCACCGGAGCTGCGGACAGCGGCGCTGGCTGTCGAGACTGTGGCATGACTTCTCCTCCTGCAGGCGGGGCCTGACCACCATTTAGCATGCTTTCAATATGGGCAAAGTACCCGTCGCTTTCGGGCGCAAAACCGGCGTCTAAAGCTTGCTCGTGCGCATCGATCGCCGCCCGCTTCAGCGAACCGTCCTGCCGCACAAGGTCTGGATGCCTACGCAGAAAACTTTTGGTACGTTCGCTGCGGCCCACAGCGGCGCGCTCGACCGGATCGGTTGGCATCTGCTGCGGTTGTTGCGGTTGCTGCGGTTGCTGTGGCCGAGAAAGTTGCTCGCGTTGCTGCGCCAAAGCGCCGGCATCACGTTCGAGCAATGCCAGCTGACCACTCAGACGGCTGATTCTCTTGTTCAGTTCAGCAGCGGTCTTGAAATCGCCGTCGGTCATTGCCGATTCGTGCTGCCCGGCAAGCGCATCGATCTGCTCCGATGTCGACCTGATCTGCTCCTGATTGTATGCCTCATAAGTCGAAACACCGCGACGCTCGCTCTCTTGCGAATAAGCAACAGCCCGATCGCGCTCAAGCGCCAGCCGTCGATTGTCCTCTTGAGCACGAGTACGTTGTGCACGCTCAGCCTCGATCTGCTTCTGCAGTTCCTGCAGGCCTTGATTGGGCGCGGTCGAAGGACCCGGCACCGGAGGCGGCTTAGTGACAGCGGGCTTAGCGCCAGGAACTACTGACGTCTGGTCTTCATCATCGCTCAGGTTGACCAGCAAGTTCTCGTCTTCGTCGGCCATGACCTCCCTCCTCCTCAGTAGACCATGCGCGGGTCTTCCAGCCGCGCTATGACGTGGACATCCTTCAATAATCGGCAGTGTACGCGGTTGATGGTGAACTGCCGCGGGTCATGAATATCATACTGTAGCCAGTCGCCAATCTCGACGTTCTGGCCCAGGAAGAACACTCCGGCCTCGGGGCAATCGACGAACGCCAGCGGGCCCTTGCCAATAACCAGGCCCACTTTGCCTTGCCACAGCGCCTCATCATGCGTGGTTTCCGGGAGATGAAACTTCTTGCCGTCCGCTAACTTGTGAAATGCCGGCAGATAATAGGTCGCGGTCACGATGTAGTTGTGGAAGAACTCGATCTTCTCGCGCCACAAGGCACAGCGATCGAGCAGGAACGCCTTCGGATCGTCAGCATATTCCGCGGCCTCGTCCTCATCGCGCCAAGGCGGCATCGGCGCCTGCGCCATGGTCGAGAGATGACCGGCCCCCGGGCTCGCAAGCGGGGCTCGCATGATCGGGATGTGGGTGCCTTTAGTCACCATCAGTTCATCGGTCTATGTTCAGCATCGCGCTCATCGCTGCCAGCGTTCATGTAGCGCGTGATCTTGTGCATCTCGGCGAGCACGGCCTCGTAGCCGTCGATGCGACCACAGGCGCGCTGGAACGCTTCCCAGTTTTGCGCGCCGCGCAGCGACTGGTAGAGTCCCTGCGTATCCTTGTCACCAGACAAGGCCTTCATGATTGCGCGTTCGAGCGCGTTGGCAAATGCGATGTCGCTGCCGTCAAGCAAACAAAATGCCTTTCATTGCCTTTCTAAGACGACGTTTAGCGCGCCAGAGGCGCAATTTCCAGTAAACCCAGTATATCATCAGCTCTCCGTTTTGGCCGGCACACTGCGCGCCATCTTGGTCTTTTCAAGCCGCCCAAGGCCACCGGCGGCGCTGCCCGGCATATGCGGTCCCATCCCTCTGTCATCAACATAGCCGCCACGGCGAAAACCGGCACCCTGCTGGTGATACATCGTGCCGGCCAGACCCGGATCATCGCTTTCCTGCCGGGTCGGAGTAAAACCACCGACAGCCCCGCCGGCCTGACGCTTCTCAGGCTTCTCCTTGGCCTCCTCTTTCTTGTACATCCTCTCGAACAGCTTTTTGTCCTCGGCCTCATCCGCATGAACATGGCCACCGCGCGCGTGCTTCTTGGTCTTGCCGCCCTTTTTGAAGCCGATACTCGTTCCCGGCGCCGGCTGGAAGCGCTGCGCGATCATATTTGGCATCGGCGCCGCCACGTTGGGAAGCGCCGGACGGGCCATGCGGCCGGAGATGTTTGGCTGCCCGCGCTGGGCGGGCAGCGTTGACATCATTGCCGGCGTTGGGCCGCCACCGAGACCGCCGAGCTGGCGCTTCTTCACCCCACCACCGTGGCGAAGACGCTCAGCCGGCACCGTTTCGCCCGGCGAGCGTTGATCGCGCTTCTCGGTCTCGGTCGTCGGCGAGAGCGGTCCACCGGCGCGACGTTTTCTCACCGCTCCACCTTTCTTCATGCCAAGGGGTCGAGGTGGCAGCCCACCGGCTCCCACAGCGGGGAGGGGGGGACGAACCGGGAGACCACCACCCAGACCGGGCGCACCGACAGGTGCACCAACCGGGACACCAACTGGCCGAGGGACGACCGGCGGCACGCCAGCCGGCAAACCTCCCGCCCCAATCGGCGGCGCACCTGCACCAGCACCAACCGGCATTGGCACTGGCATCGGACGGCCACCACCGCCACCACCACCGACACCACCGCGGCCGCCAGCGTGCGAGATGATGATGTTAGTCGTCGCGTGCGGCTTGTGCCGCCGCACGCTACCGCCATTGGCCATGCGGTCGGCACGCGGCCGCGAGTTCTTGCCCGAGATGGTCATTTCTCGCTCGGTACCAGCGTTTTTCTTAGGATAGCTCCGCTTCTGCTGCATCGCCGAAGCGCCAAAGGGTTTGCCAGCATGTGCGCCGAGTGCCTTCAGCCGGCGCCGCTGTGATGCCTTCACCTTGTCGCTATATGGATGTCCGACCTGTGCCATGGAGGTTCTCCTTCAACGGCTCGAAAAGAGGCGCCCGGGCGCGGCAGCCGCATCATTTCGCTGGGTTTGATCGCGGATCGGCCCCATTTGGTACTTCCTCGTCGTTGATGATGAGTACTGTGCGGGCGGGTCGCGGGATCGGGAGAATCCGCGTCTCCACAAACTCGTTCCAGCTCATTTCGGTTGTCGCCACCTTGCGCGGCCACGGCCACCATTTCATTTGGCATCTCCATGTGCGCCGTATTCCGGCGGGAGCGGCCTCGATCGCTCCGAGCGAGTGGCAGCCGCAAGCTTGATTCATATCACACGGCCTCCTTGGGAGCCACCGACACCGGGAGCGCCGATCCCAGACGGCCAGCGTTGGGCGAACTGCTGCGCCACCGGGGTTGCAAGCGGATGCACTAACGCACCTTCGGCAAGCTGCATCCTTTCATTTTCGAGCTTAGCGGCCGCGATACGCTCCTGCGATTCGCGATTTTCGCGCGTGCTCTGCAACTGAAGTTGCGAGCCGAGCAGCTTCATCTGCTCGCTCAAATAGCTCACCCGCGCCTTGGTCTGGCTGTCCGTGGTTTTCTGCTGCAGCTCCTGCATCTTCGATTGCATATCGGCAAAGACCTTCATCGCTTTGGGGTCCTGCTGCTGCGCATTTGGGTCCTGCGGCGCGAACAGTTCGTCCACATTGCCCAGGCCGACCATGGTGCTGATCCTGCGGACCACAGCGTGCAGGTCCCACATTTGCGGATTCATCGTCACCAACTGCACCAGCGCAACCGCCTTCATGACCCTGATCGTGTGTGATGGCGTATTCGGGTCGGCCTGCGGCGTGAGATTGCAATCGGTGAGCGCCTTGACCAGATCGGCCATCTCCCAATCGCGCGCAGTCGAAGGATTGGAGCAGATCAGCGCGTTCGGGTCATCGATGAAGAGGTCGCGCAGCAGCGAGAACTCTTCGGCCTGGGCGATGTGCATGCCTTTGTGCACGCTATCGAGCACTTTGACGGCCTGATCCAACATCGCCAACGTGGTTCCGACCGGCACATCCTGCCGACCCTCGCCCACCATCAGTTCCGGCGTGCCACCGACGCGGCGCGCCTCCTCTTCGATATGGGTGGTGACTTGCACCAACCCGGCGGTGGCGTCCTTGTAAGGCAGCGGCATGACGTGGGCGCGGATATCCTGGCCGCCGGTGTTGACCTTCACACCCGCGCCGAGCCCGACCCGGAACGTCATCGTGTCCTGTCTGCCTATGGTGTCGGAATAGAGAAAGCCGGGCCAGCTCGAGAAGCCGGCGCTGTCGAGCGCCAGCCGCCACGCTGTGGTCACCGCCGCGGTGGCATTGCCCATGATATGCAACAGGCCGATGCCGTAGAACCCCATCGCATCGATGAAGGGATATTTCACGATCGGCATACGTTTGAGGTAGCGATCATCATTTTCACGCCAATTGCGTCGCACCTCCACGATGGTCTGGGAATCCTTGTCGATGGAGACGCGATAAGGCAACGGCAAGCCGGTGATGCGGCCATTTTCTTTGTGCTCGAAGCCGGCGATATCTAACTCGCAATAGGTCTCATAGACCGTGTAAGGATAATCCTCCGGCCGCTGCGTCCATACCGCCAACCCGGAGACATCTTTCTCGGCCTCATCGAGCGCATCGATCGTCGGCGCCAGCGGCGGCTGCAGATCGATATCGAGATATTGCCCAGAAAGTTGCATCCGCCGCATCACCGACTTGCGCATCTTGATCCGATGCGTCACCCGCCCGCACTCATGCAACGAAACTTCGTCATCAGATACGATGATGTCGTCGGCATCGATGGCACGCGACACCGGTCTACGTCTGATCGGACAGCGATAGATTTTCTTGAAGCCCGAACCGCCGAAGCCCTGCATGAAAAACATGCGCGTCGTGTCGGGATAGTATTCTTTGTCGGTTTCGGTGAGATAGTAATTGAACTCGCTCTCCAAATCCTCGGCCAGGACATCACGATCGTCGCCGCGATCGTCGCGCGGCACCTGCATCGTCTGTTCCAACAGCGCACGGCGCGGGGTCTTAATCGTGCTGCGATTGACCATCTTGACCGGGCCGCCAGCCGGCAATAACTCGCCGCGCGCGTTGGCCTGAAAGCGCATCACCGCATCAAGCATGATCGGGGTACGAACAGTTGTCTGACCCTCGACCGCCGTGTCAGCGTCGGCAGTTGGCGAGCGCGGGTTTTCGACCTTCAGCGCGAGATGTTTGATGCCGGCGGCACGGCGATCGATCCAATCCTGCCGCTTTTGCAGATCGGCATCGATGCCGTTGAGCAAATCATCGCAGATGCGAGCCAGCTCACGCACATCGATGTAATCGGCCAGATTGGCGTCATGTGCGCGTGCGCCAGCGGGGTCGACATTTTTGGACGGTGTTCTACCGTCCAAGCGTATAACCAGGCTGCCGTCGGCACGCTCGATGCCGACCTGCTCGACCGGCGCCTCGGCATCTTCCTGCATGACGATGATAAAATCGTCGCCAGCAGACGGCGGCGCCGCACCAGGAAGCGGATCATCGAGGTTGCGATAATGCTCGGTCGGCGCTGGACCTCCTGCGGCCATGCCATTGCCGTTGGCCATTGGTCAATCCTAAACGTGCAGGACCTGCAGACCGCCCATATCGGTCATCTCCAGCATTTCGCCCGGCTTGAGCGGGGTGACGTAGAGCGGCAGCGTCGTGGTGCCATCGTAAGTCTGCACCGTCACGGTGCAGGTAAGCGCGGCGTCCTTATTTCGAACGTGCAGCGTCTTGATGTTGCGCTGCGTCGAGGCCACCGGCGAAGCCACCACGACGGTGGTTGCCGCCGTAACAATGGCGGTGTTGGTGCGTCCCGGCGTGATAGCGGTGCTCGCGGTATCGATGAAGGTGGCGTGCACATCGATTGTTGCCGCCGCGCTGGTTAACAGCTGCAATTGATCAAAAACCGAGGTCAGTAGCAGCATATCGAGCCCGCCCTATTGCGCTAGTTCCTGCGATTATGGTGATTAGCCGTTACCATTTCAAAAATGCTTTGAGAGTTCCACGCCGACCGATGCTGTTGCCGCGAATATCCCACGATGCTGTGACGCCGTTAACCGTTGAGCCTAAAACAGTCGCAAAATGATGTCCCTCAGCTGGGGTTGCGATATGATTCAAATTTATCGTTTGATATAAAGCCAAGCCAGCCGTGTTGCCTTCCACCCACACATCTTCGGGAGTGACGCCATCTATTCCAATCGAGGTGTCAAAAACATCAGCACCTGATTGAGTAGCCGATCCATTGAAATAGATAGCCACACGTTCGCTTGCCCAATTGACAAATTCAATTCTGATCTCTGGATTTATTTCGACATAAACCGTCGCCGCCGTTGAATAAGTTGCCGTGAAGAAGCCTGCGCAATCCTTGCCTGGATCATTGAACCAGCTTCGCACATTGCGTTTGGTCACGCTATCATCGAACTGCGAGCTTGCATTGGTATAGCATATGCCGATCAAGCTATGGGTATCATCGCCGGTAAGGATTTCGGTACCTTCATTTCCGGCCGTGGCACTAGTCACATGTGTTGCCGCCGTTCGAAAATCGGCGGTCAGCACGCCGGCCACATCGAATACGAAAACCCAATAGACTGTCGTTGGCACGAGATTTTGTCCAGCCGTACCGTTGACATAGACAGCGATATTGGCGAGTCCGGCGATACCGGCGTTCGGAATCTGCCGGATCACGCCATTGAGGCGGATGTAGTTGCCGCCAAGCGGGGCAAAGCTCAGCGCCGTCGGGCTGCTATATTTAAGCACCCCGCCAAGCACTTGCGGCGGCGTCGGCGAGATCAGAAAGCCGACTTCGTCGATATACTGCAACGTGCTCAGTGGTCCCAGCGTCACGCGGTGCAGCTGCACCGTCGTCGTCCCATCGGTGTGTTGCACGGTGATAGTATTGGCTGCAGCGCCATGGTTATGCACGTGCAAGGTCTTGAGATTGCGGTAGGTGCTAGCTGCCGGCGAGGGCACAACAGTGGTGGTGGTGGCGGTGCTGATGGAAGTGTTTTGCCGGCCGGGCGCGACGGTGCCGGCAACGTTATCGAGATAGGAGGCATGCACATTGATGCTGCCGCCAGCGGAGGTGACCACCTGCAGCAAATCGGAAACGGAGGCGAGAATCAGCATGCTTGGCGCCCCTGGATGGCGCGCTCACTTTAGCCTAATGGCACCGATTCGCCAGAGGCATGAGGAGCCGAATAGGGGAGTCCGGCACTCGGTGATTGGGTTTCAGTACGCCGATGGCCGGGCTCGGCAATCGCTTTTAGGCGACCGCAAATTTCATTGTAGCTAAGTCATCGCTGGATACAACGGGGCCGGGGGCCGCTTGTACTTGTCATCGTCGATACTTTCCATCTCGTCCTCGTCGGGCAGCGTTGCTAAACCGATGGTGCGCAAATGCAGCAGCGCCTGGCTCATGGCGTCGGCAAGATCATCGTGCTGACCCTTGGGCAGCTCAGCGCACTCCGTAATAACTTTGTCCGCCCACTCCTTAAAGAGATACTCCTCGCCCTTGCCCTCGGCCGGCGCCCAGATCAGCCCACACTCAAATAGGTTCTGCACACTGTACATGCGCGCAACCTTATCGCCATCGGGCGACAGCAGCTGCACACCGAAATCCGCACGATCTTCGGTTTTGGGATTATGCGCGAAGCGCTCAGAGATGTTGCGCCCGCGCCGTCGCAGCTCCTGCGCGACAGGATGACCGCTGGCTTTATCCTCGACCAGGACGCGATTGACTTTGAACTGCTTGCACGTCGCCTCGATCTTCTTGACCAGATCGTACAGCTCTAAACGCTCGCTCCATGCCCACATCAAAATTAACCTGCGGTTCTCCCAGGCATCCTTGCACACGCCGACGACAACTGCGGCCGAGGGATCGTTAGCCTTCTTCTCGGTCTGCGCGGTATCCAAGCTAAGCACGGTATAGCTCATGACCGGAAACTTCGGCCAGGGCACGCCGAACTTACCGCAATTGTCGGGAGTGTACGGTCGCCAGTGCTCGCGCTTGATGATGCCGCCGCCGCGCGGCGCCGGCCGCTGCTGGTATTGACCGGCGTAGGCCCAGGAGCCTTTTTCGACCTCGATCTTGGCGACGAACTCGGGCGAAAAACGCTCCGGCCAGGCCAGATCGCCGTCTTCTTCTCTGGGGTCCTTCCACCCCAGAGCGTTAAAAGGCTGCCGGCCGGCCTCGAACTCCATCGGCACCATGAGATGCGTATAGGCCCAGCCCTGTTCGAGGATAAAGCCCGAGATGTCGCCCTGATGCACGCGCTGCATGATGATGACGATGGCGCTGTCATCGGGATTGTTCAGGCGATCGGTGATGGTCTCACGAAACCACCTGACCGTGTCCGTGCGCACAACATCCGATTCGGAGCGGTGGACGTTATGCGGATCATCGATAACGACCCGATCGCCGCGTTCGCCGGTGCCGATGCCGCCGACCGAGGACGCGAACTTCGACCCGGTCTGGTTGTTGGTGATCTTGATCTCGCCTTCTTTCTCTATGGCGAAGCGGTCGCCCCATAACTCGCGGTAGCGTTCCGACAGGACTAGCTTGCGAAATTTCGTGTTATCGCGCTCGGTCAGGCCCGATGAGTAAGAAAAGCTGACATAGCGCAGGAACGGCATTTTCATCGGCCCCCACTCCCAGGCCGGCCAGAATACGTTGACCATCAGCGATTTCATCGAGCCGGGCGGGACGTTGATCAGCAATCGCGTGATCTTGCCCAAGGTCACCGCTTCGAGGTGCTCGGCGATGGCATCGAGCAGCCAGCCCTCCACCAATTTGGTCTCCGGCTCGATCACGCTCCAAAAATACCGCACGAACGGGATGAGACCGCCGGGTTGCGCCTGATTGCGCCGTTCCTGCCGCAGCGCCAGCTCGGTGCGCAAGACTTTGAGCGCCTCCGGCAGCGATTCGCCTGCCAGGGGATCGAGGACGGTGTCTTCGGCTTCCTTTGCGCTGGCGTCCATGACTTGACCTGTCTATACTCCGCCATACGACGCGGATAGGGAAGCTGACCCGACATGGCAATCCAACAAGGCCGGAATCCGACACCGCACCCGGCTTTCCGCGTCGCTCATCCTTGAGGAGGGACCATGGCCATCCAAGCTCAAGACATTGCGACCTTGCACACCTACGCTCAAGGCGTTTTGTCGCGCGCCCAATGCCACGCAGTCAACATATCCGCCATCACGCTGGCGCTGATGGGCGCAGTCATTTGGAACTGTAGACCAGGATCGGTCGAGATCAAGCAATACAATGGCAACTTGGCCAACCTGATCTGGTGGGAGAGCGAGTTGACAGACGCGCGCTACGTGCTCGCATACAATCATCATCTGCAATTCATCGAGTTGCGCGATCGCGGTCAAAACGGCACGGTGCTATATAGCTTCGATAATACCACGCCGATCACTCACATCGAACAGATTTTCACCACGCTCTAATCCCCGCAGCAACCATGTACTCATCTTTTGGAGGCCCCATGTCTCAGACCCTCGGCGAATACCGCGTCGGCATCGATTTTAACCCATCCGGCAACGCGATGGTCAACAACATTAAGCAGGCGGCTGCTGATCTCATCGATCTGGTCCTGTCGATCGACAATGCGGCAAATCCTAACGAAGTGGAGCGCCTCAAAGTACTGGCCATGACCCACATCGAAGACGCGGCGATGTGGGCGGTCAAGGCCTCGACCAAGAAGCCACGCGATGCCTAATCATGACGACTGGGAACGTGCCGACCTGTACGCTGCCGATGCGGCAGCGCTGCGCAAAAAAATCAACGAGTTGGAGGCCGTCATCGACCAGCATGCGCGGCAGCACACCGCCAACATCATGTTCATGGACAAGATGCACAGCGAGGGGGCGCTGATCGTGCACGCACTCGATCGGGCGCTGCAGCTGACCGAGGCATTGATGTCGTTCTGGCCGGCGGATCACCCGATGAACCCCAACGTTTCCGCCTGCAAGCAACAGCTTGATGAGGCCATGGCCAAGATTAGGCAGCGTAAGCAATGAAACTTGGAACCGATCAGCATATCCCAAAAAGCGCTTGCTTATCCTGCGGCGAGCCGCTCGAAGGCGCCACCTGCGTCGGCGACGACGGCGCACCCGCCGCTGGCGATGTGACCATCTGCATCTACTGCGGACACATCATGGCGTTCGACTACGATCTCAAGCTGCGCGAGCTGAGTGATGAGCAGGTGCGCGAGATGGCCGGCGATGGCCGCATCCTCGCCGTCCAGCGCGTCCGCCGGCTGGCCGAAAAAGGTAAGCGCGATGCGTGATCTCAAGCTGCTCGACGCTTACCGCCGCACCGATCGAGACGTGCGCGTGTTTTATGGCTCGAGCGGCGATGCAACCTGCGGCGCTTTCCAGGTGCCCTCACCGATCGATAAGGCTGCGCTCATGGTCATCGCCTCCAGCGGCGACGGTTGGGACCATGTTTCGGTCTCGCGCGCCAACCGCTGCCCCAACTGGCCGGAGATGAGCCACATCCGCACGCTGTTCTTCCGCGACGAGGAGTGCGTGATGCAGCTGCATGTGCCCAAGAGCGAACACATCAACGCGCATCCAAATACATTGCATCTCTGGAAACCTCACAACGAGAAGATTCCCCTGCCGCCGAAGGAGATGGTGTGACCAAACCTTTACCGCATCGCCCCGGACGTGGCCGCGTGGCAACACACGGTCACAGCGTTCGCGACGCCACATCTCCAACCTACAACTCCTGGCGTGGCATGATCGAGCGCTGTAAACCTGACAAACAATACGGACGTTTGGGGATTGTGGTCTGTGAGCGCTGGCGGAAGTTTGCCAATTTCCTCGCCGACATGGGCAAACGTCCAGACGGTTGCGAGATTGATCGACGTGATGTGACTGGCATCTATGAGCCATCCAATTGCCGATGGTTGCCGAAACGAGCAAATCGGCAGCAGAGGCGAACCACGAAATTGGCGCCAGGCAAGCGGGAACAAATTCTTCAGATGAAGCTCGACGGCATGTCACAGCGAGCTATCGCGCAAACGATGGATGTTTCGGAGTCCTGTATTAGCGATTTCTTGCGCGGCGCTTCATGGGCACAACCATGACCGTGCCACCTCCCCTCGAGGAGCCGTCGCCCGACGAGTTGACGCAAGATTCGCCCGAGCGGCTGAAGCTGGCGCTCAAGATCGCCAGCGAGAACATCGGCCGGCTTGCCGACCAGCGCACGCAGCTGACCAGCGCACTCAACACGGCGTTGATCCTGGTCGAGCACCTGATGAGCGATCTGCGCCACAAGGGCAGCAACCCCTCCGGCCAAAGCGTGGTGGCCAAAGCCACGCTCGATCAGGCCATGGAACGGTTGCTGCGCCAAGGAAAGGCCCGGGATGAGCAATGATCTCAACGAAGAGCAAGATGCCGCCAACTGGGACTACGAGTGGATGGACAGCGGGCACGAACCGCAGTGCGCGCCTAACCCGGCCTTCCCCGACGGCATCGACATCGATGTCGCCGATCGCAACAAGCCGTTCTGCCGCGGGCAGTTGCCGTACCCAGCTCGGCGCTGCGGTTACTTCGTCATCACCTGCCGGCGCTGCGGGCTGCGTACCGCGGTGACCACCGCCGGCCGGCGCGACGATCCCAGAAGCCTCACCCAGAACTGCAAGCAGGCCCTGCAATGACCGCCGTGATCAAATGCTTAGGGGCCGCCGGGCCGTTCGCCTGCGCCGACGTCGGGCGCTACCTCAAGAGCTGTGACTTCGAGGCCCTTGGTGGCCGCGGCCTCGCCCTGTTCACCAGCAACCTCGACCGGGCGATGAAGTT